GGCGTAGTTTCAGTAGTCTCTTCCATTGTTGCGTCCTTTTAAATTATGCTTCTGTGCTGCCAAACAATATATCGTAGGCGGCATCGTACTGATTTGCAAGTTCCCTATTACCAGATTCCGCAGCAGCGTCCCGTTGCGCTTTAATAAATTCAAGGGCCTCTTGGTGCGGATTTCTATGCACCCTTCCCGGTCGAAGACCCTCGGATGTCGCCCCTAAATCAGCCGTCCCTGGTGGCTCCTCTGGCTGTTCAAGTCGAGGAACGCCCACATCTTCGGGAGAACTAACTTCTTGAAGCTTTTCCTCCAGACCTTCCCCATAGGACTCTACTGTGTGCCCAGCGCCGGGGATTCTAGTTTTTTCGAGAGGCTTTTGTACTTCTGCCTCTCCCAAATCTGCTTCGTAGCTCACGCCCTCTTCTACAATGTCTCCTTCCCGAGCTTTTTCAAAAATCTCGGAAATCTTCGACCTGTCCGTGATGACCACAGACTTTCCGCCAGTAAGGGATTTTGCCTTGTCGCCGCCTGTGATTCGCAGCTTACCAGGGGCCACTACTTCAAAGAAATAGTCCCCACGACCTTTCCATTTTTTAGGCACATTGTGCATCGTATAGGCCGCGTGCGCTGCGCGCTTTCGCCTTTCTGGCATAGACATAGTATGGTCTTCTTTAAATTTCTCTTCCCCGCTAGGACCAATATCTTCAATCTCCACATCCGACGTATCAAATGCAGATTTTGCGTCTTCTTTTGACAACTGTGCCATGACTACTCCCCTCGCTCTTTTTTCATTGCTTTGCGCGCAACACGAATAAGTTTTGCCATGCGGGGTGGACCCTCCGGAAGTTCCTCGTCTCCCATCACAGAGACCTTTTTAATCTTTAAATCCAGAACGCCGCCCTCTTCCTCTTTCTCTTCATCTTCCTCGGTATCAACCTCCTCTTCCTCGGTCTCAACCTCCTCTTTTTCGGAATCCCCTTCGAGGCTATATCCCTTTTCTCGAAACTGCCGAATGACTTCCTCTGGTGGAAGTCCCTGCTTCATTAAATCAAGCAGGCACTCCTCGGCGCTGTGGTGTTCCTTCTCTTCGGGCTGCATCTCAACTCCCTTGAACTTTAGCAGCGGTTTCCCGCTTTTGTTCCGCTAAATCCTTACGAACATTTTTTCGATAGTCCTCTTTGTCTTTATATCCCTTTTCTTTGTAATACTCATCTGCGGAATTTCTAACTTCGTGCTTGAAATCTTTCCAAGAACTGCTGCTGGAACTCACCATCTCACAGTCTGGGTTCTCCTTCAAGTATTCTCTGACTTGCGCGTTGGACGTAAAAGTCTTTCCAATTTGGTTGATTCGTAGGGGCCGGTCTTCGCTAGGGCCGCTTTGCACAACCGGGCTGACCACGCGTAACATGCTCCGACCACACTCGGGGCACTCCAGCCCTTTTTTGAAATCCTTTAGAAGCTGAAACACTTCCAGCTTTCCGTGCTCTGGGCACTTCGCATCATACAAAGGCATTAGAAGCCCTCCCCGCCAATGCCGCTAGGGACATTGCCTTCTTGTAAGTTTTCAGGCGTTCCCCCACCGTTCATGGGAGTGTCCTGGGGAGGACCACCTCCCATCATTTGGAGCAGCGTATTGGGGTCTAGTCCTGTTGCGCCCCCTGCGTTCATGCCTGGGGGTGCCCCTTCGGGTGGAAGGCCTTCTGGGGCCATTTGAGGGGGCGGTTGGTCTGCTTTGACGTTTGGCATAAGCAAAAGGTCCAACAACTGCTGCATCAGCTTGTTCTGGTCTACCAAGGGATTGTTGAGTAAGACCGGTGCGAACCTCTCCAATTGCTTGAGGAGGACAACGCGATTTGCCTCTGGAGCAGAAAAGGGAACTGCCTCGTAGTCATAATCCAGCGACCCCTCATCTTCCGTCATTACCAAAAGCTCCCTTGTAAGCTGCTCGACGTTTGGGCTGTCTAGCAGTCTCGCGGGGATGACGTCATCAGGGGACATGAATTCCTTGTACAAAGCAATAATGGCTTCCCCCATCCAGGCGATGACGTCATAGACCGCCTTTTGCCGCCGTGCATTTCTTGTGCGGGTGGCTGTGTCTGCCAAAGCCAACTCGGTGGCCACGTCCGACTGGCCTACCATGCCCCGGCTGTATGCGGGGATGCCCAAAACAAACTCGATGGTCTCGATGCAGCGCGCTCTCATTTGAGAAAAGTTTGGCGAAAACTGCGGAATGGGCGTGCTCCCAATAACGTCGCCAATGCCCACTCGGGCCTTTGTGTCGATGACCCCGATTTCCCCAGGACCTCCAATATCTTCCAACAAATCCATCAAGACCCCAGGGTCATCGACAAGGCCGCCGTTTATCAGCATAACGGGGATAGACGTCTTTGAATGCCACATTTCCAAAGTGTCGATCTCATTTAGCCTCTCCTGGGCCGTCTGAATGAGTTGAACATCGGACATGCCGCCTATGTCCTTTAGGTTATCGTTGAAAGCCAGGATTTTATAGGGGTTGCGGAGATTGGTGTAGGGCAGAGCGTCCTCCAACAAGGGCTCTGTCACCTCGTCCATAAAATGAAAGAACTTGTCCGACACAAAGTCGTAGATTTCGTAAATCGTAATCCACTGGTAGACGTTCCGTGCCGCCTTCAACTCTGCTTTGACTTCTTGGTCGGGGTCTTGAAGCCACTGCGGGAAAGCTCCGAAATCCGCCTTCTTTGCTACCTCTTCGTCGTAAATTCCTTTTTTCCTGCCCCGGCCCTTTACCCGCTTTTCAAACTCTCCGCGTGTTAGGACCGTGACTTCGATGATGTATCGAATGTCGTCATATTCCTCGACGGTGTTGTCAAAGAAAATGTTCTTGGGGTCGATAACGCGAAAAACGGGGGTCCTTCTTTTTGGGTTCCATACCGTCTTCATAAAAGCTCGTGGCCAAACGCTCGCTCGCGTCGTTATTTTCCATAGCTTTTCATGGACTTTGTTCCTTCGAAGGCAGTCGTTGATGAGCATTTCCCGAAGTTTGGCTGCTTCTCTCAAGTCCTCTTTTCTTGGCTGAACCGTGACTTGGGGGTTGGGAGGCACAATGTTGGCGACCATAGTGTCGCAGTAGGAGTAGACAAAGTTCTGCTCCATGGTGATTTCATCTGCGTTGTAGTTTCGTATTCCCGCTTCCTCGAAATCATCGTCCTCTGACCGAAAAAATTCGCTCCGATACCACCGTGCCCACTTGGCCCACCGCTTTCTGTCGTTTTCCATCTTCGATTTGTGTTGCTTGATGATGGAAGGAAACTTATCCGCTGGGTTGTATTTCTTATTTCTCTCGGCCATGGGGTCTCCGTTTTCGACGGCGGATTGTGCGCGTGGAGCGGTAGGTGGATTTTCGCGATTTGGATTTAGTCGCTTTTTCCGCTTCCTTCAAATACTGCTGCCGCGCATTATACGCCATTTCATTAAATGGAATGACATTATCGAAGGAGGCATCTTCGTTCTCGCCGGGTTTGTTTCTTTGAGGGAGGTCTCGTGCCGCATACGCGGCCCAAATCAGGGCGCTAACTTTATCGTAATGGTGCTTTTCTCGCCTGTGTCTTCCTACGGTGCCACGGAGCATGAGGGATTTATCGGAGTCTTGAACTTTTTTATCGTTCCTGTAGGTCATAAGTTGGTGGACCAAATCCTCATCGTAGAGCTTTAGGTTGTCCATGAGGGCGTCTAGGAGATTGGCCAAACCCTCGTCAATGGACTTCGACGTCGCTGGAATTCCAGGCTTCATGCGCTCGTGGTAGTACAGGTTTTCCCAATTTTTTGTTTGTAAAATGGCCAAAACTGCCGCACCGACGCCATTTGACTCCACCAAAATGTACGCATTGTTGTATCTCTTGGCGGTCATTACCAATCTCTCTGCGACGGTCACGGGGTCTGCCTGGTTGTCTGAAAAGCAGGCCACCTGTGTCCATTCATTCCGCCAGACCTTCAAAACCTGGAAGGCTGCGTGGTCTCCAGCGCCAAATCCAGCGGGGTCTACTCCGATGGCGTAAATTGCGTTGCTTTCTGGGGCCTCATATTCCTGGTAAGGCCCTTTCCACGGTATTAAAAAGGGGGATTTTACGTGCTTTTCTAAAATGCTTTGGTGGATGACGCCGCCTGCCGTGGCCATCCAGCAACTTACGGAATCGAAGGGGTAGAATGTTCGGAAAAGGTCGGGGTGCCTGCGAATTTCCGCGTCTGCCTCCATCATTTCCCGGCGAAATGCGAGGTTTTCCCAGGTAAGTCCCCTTTTGTGGTACTGGTCGTAGAGTTCTATTTCCTCTTTGTCGGGCTTGGAGTTCAAGGGCCACGGTCGGACGGCAATTTTGTTGTCCCAAAAAGCAAAAAATGCTGCCAGCCATCTCCCCTTTCCCTTTTTTGCGGAGGTAAAAAGGTCTTGCCAATAGCGCGCGCCGGGAGCCCCGGCTGGCACAGGGGTACATTCGACAACTACTGTGGCGTGCTGTCGATTGATGATGGATGGCAGCATTAAATTCATAATGGTGCCGGGGTGGGAGAAAAATCCAATTTCAGAAATGTGCACGGAGTCTGGTGATTGCCCGATGCCCACTGCTCCGCTCTCTGCGGAAAGTGTTCGCATCCTGCCGCCATATTGCGAGTCGAATGTTAGTTGGCGGCTTTCTCGGTTGGGTACGGTGGGTGACCGGAACTTTTCATCCCACCTCTTGTGGTTGAAGTGCACGCGCTGGTGAAGGTAGTCCGCTCTGTGCTTTGTGTCCGCGATGCACACATGGTCGTGTCCTGGGTTGTAGGCCGTGAGTGCGTATGCCCCCAATTCTGCGCAAAGGGATTTTCCTCCCTGCCGATACCCAAGGACACAAAGCCACCTGTTGTGGTCTACGTTGTTTCTTGGGGGGTTCCCGAGGTAGGACAGCACCGTGTTCTGTAGGTCTTTTGTGATTCTTGTGGGGTCGTAAGGAATTTCCCTTCCCGTGGCTTGGTCCAATACGTGGCCAAAGGCGGGTAAGCTCACGGCGGGATTTTTCAGGGTGTTGAAAATGGCTTTTGATGCCTGTTGCTGCTTTGACTTGCTCGCCTGGGCTTGCGCCTTTTTGATCGCCGCTGGTACCTTCCTGGCCACTAGACTGCCTCATCTATTACGACTTTTTCTTTTTCCTCTTTGGGAAGGTCGTTGACTACGTACTTTGCCTCCAAGGTTTTTGCGTTGTTTGCGGCTTCTTGTAATTTGCCCAGGACAGAGGAGAAGTTGGAGCGTCCCTCTGCGGAGTTGATGTTGGAGGATGCTACCGCTGTGTAGAGAAGTTCGACGTAGGGGTGTGCGGAGTCTGCGATTGAGGGAGGTATGTTGCCTTCCAAAATTTCTGAAATGATGCCAGAGCAAAAATAGGCCACGTCTTCCATGCTGCCAAGGGGTGCGTCCCTGACGGTTTGGGCCATGTCTTTTCGCTTCTTATTGCTCACCCTGTCTAGAAAAATAAGGTAGTCGTTTCTCGTTCCCTTTGCCATCGGCATTTTCCTCCTGTAGACAATACCATAACTCGCCACAGTCAAGCGGTTTGCTTTCCCCGGCTTTTTTTAAAGACTACGGGAGTTTCCCTCCTGGCGTTTAAAATCTCTCTGTACTGCTCCTCGTTCTTTTTGCTTTTTTTGATTTTGCTCCTTACTTTTTCGAATTTTGTGGGGTCTTTCTTCCACAGCATGTTCACCATCTCTCGCATTTTTCTCTCCTGGTAACTCCTACTGCGCCGGTAGGTGTTGTAGGGGGGAGGCTCGCCCTCCACCTCTGATTCAGACGGGAGAAAGTAGTCCGCCTCCCTTTCGTCTTCTTTTTTTACCTGCCACGGTCGCTTGGGGAGGTGCTGTATCGCCTCCTGCTTGTGCAGGTATTTTGGCAGGAATTGCTTGGCTCCGTTCTCTGTTGAAAATTGGGGCCGCTCGTTCAGCGCGTTCCATTTTTTCAGCCTGCTCCGAAAGCTGCTTCCACTTTTTTTGTTGAAGACGGGCAAGGCTCGCATGTCTACGTCATAGGCCCATACCCAATACGTCAGGCGGTTTGTGTTTTCCTTTATGAAGCTCTCTATGCTCTTTTTTATTTCCTCGGGGGGCTTTCCCGTCCACAGAGTTAGTTCTGCGAGCGTGATGCCGTGGCACGTTGCTACCAGATACAGGGCTCCCTCGGAGCGCATCCTGTGCCTTATATTTTTGAAGGCTAAATTCTCGTTGTTCCTTTTGCTGTTGGGTTTTTTTCTAAATCTTCCAAAAGGCTCCTGCCGATAGAACGGAAAGAAGTGGAGGCCAAACCTCTTTGGGCTCACTATCAAGTCTTCCCGCCATTTGGGCTCTATGTACTCCTCGGGGGCCACCAAGGCGTTCGGTCGATTGAGCCAGTCTCGGAGATGTGGGTTATGCGCCAGCCAAGGCTCCCATAGGTCTTTGCAGAACCTCTCGTATTCCGTTTGGACGCCAGCAGGACCATGGCAATACAGACCCCGCCACGGTAGCCCCCTCACGGAAAGGGGGGAAGTCTTGCACAGTTCGAAAAGGGACAGCAGTGGTTGAGAGAACTTTATGTATCCCCGCAATTTGAGATCCTCCAGGGGGCGCGCGCCCCGCGATGATTTTAAGGGGTCAGAGAAAGGGCCAAATGTCACGAAATGTCTAAACGCTGTAGGGCCATACAGAAGCCGCTAACATCATCAGGATTTCCGGGTTTTTGGCACGGTTAAACCAGTTACAACCTGCGGAAAAATCCAGAAGCCTTCAAAGTGCTACTTTTTCAACTTCATATATATATGTACTAATACCTTCTTCAATTTAAATCTTGAACTGAAAAAAAATGAGTTATAGCGGCTTCTTCCTGGTAGTGGAGCTTGATGGTGGTTTTTGCGGGCCAAAACTTCTGGAATCCTGATTTCGCTAGCGGCTTCTTCCTCCAACCGCAAAAATCGACTACCGGGATTACCAGCCAGGAACCCAGGTATTTATTTTGTGGTACGGTGCTTTCGAAAATTCCTCAAAACGGCCAGAAGCCGCTATCTTTTTCTTGACCTGGCCCTC